GAGAAGCAAGCTGACCGTTTCCCCCCCTTCCCCCCAGAAATTCCACTAGGTTAGGAGACAAACGTGACCAGCTCGCACCGGTATGGGCCTCATCGTGAAGAGGACGCACCCAACGCGGTCACGGTTTACGGACCGGGCACCACCCAGGGTGGACAGCCCTACCCAGCTGCGGAGGTGCGTCCCATTCCTGACGCTTTGCGCCGGCAGCGTGAGTGGATAAATCAGAATGCCCACTTCGCTGCGCTGCTCGAGGGGGGTGGCGCGCGATGACTAGCGGAGGTGGACCCCGCAAGCACCACGCCAGCCCAGGGCACAAGCTGCGCATGGGACGCCCAGCACGGGAGCGCCGGCGCGCGCTCGAGGTGCCGGCCTATCCCATCGGGCTGTGGGCGTGCAGCTGTGGCCTCTGGCATGAGTCGGATGAGGTTTGCCCTGAGGGTGGGTGGATCGTGTGACCGGTGACCAGCTGGAGCTACCGGGCATGGGTGGCGCGCGTCCCAATGACAGCGCCATGGTCGCTGCGTGCCGGCAGACTATTGACGCGCTGGCTGCAGCTGACAAGCTGGCCCCTGAACATGCCGTGCTGACTCAGCTGTTGCTGGCGTTGGCTGAGGCCATCGACGGTGGCCGCAAGAATGGCCGTGCCTCTGCCGTGGCCATGGCTGCGCGCGAGCTGCGTGACACGCTGCTGATGATCGATCCACCACCGGAGGATGGCCCTGCCGGCGCCGATGCGTTGCGGGCGTTGCGTGAGTTCACCCAGGCTGTTGAGTACGCGGCCAACAATGGTGGCGTACTGCCAGAGGGTTATTCGGTGGGCTGATGCTGTCCCCCTCGAGCTGGTGGGAGTTGCCCGGTGCGCCACCACTGAACGCCACGCGGCGTGAGCTTGAGTTCCGTACCGAAGGCACACGCGCCGGCATCATCGCTCAGGCGTTGGGGACACCGTTCCTGCCGTGGCAACAGTACGCCGCTGATGTGGCCGGTGAGCTGTGGCCAGATGGCACCTACCGTTACAAAGTGGTGGTCATCACTGTGCCGCGCCAATCTGGGAAGACAACCCTGATGCGTGCCGTTGGGTGTGATCGGTGTCTGCACCGTGAGGCGCTGGGGTGTTTCTACACAGCCCAGACAGGCAAGGACGCACGAGAGCGATGGGCTGACCTAGCCACTCAGATCACAAAGTCACCGCTAGCGCCACTGGTGCACCTGCGCCGCGCTGCCGGTAATGAACGCGTGGTGTTCGCCAACGGGTCAATGTTCAGGGTGTTCGCGCCGGTGGCCAACAGCCTGCACGGTTACACACCCCCGCTGGTGATGCTTGACGAGGTGTTCGCGCACGATGAGCAAACTGGCGATGACTTGATGGGTGCCATCGGTCCGGCACAAATCACCATCCCCCACCGGCAGCTGTGGATCGTGTCCACTAAGGGCACAGCCTCGAGCGTGTTTCTGAACCGGTGGATAGCTGCCGGCCGTGCCGGCGCAGAGGGTGTGGCGCTGCTCGAGTGGGCTGCACCGGATGGCGCAGACATCTATGACCCTGCCGTCTGGCCCACCTATCACCCAGGAATGGTGGAACTCCCAGGCCGGCCTCAGCTGGTGACCGCTGCCGCTATGCAGGCTGAGGCTGACAGGCTGCCGCGTGCCGAGTTCTACCGGGCCTATGGGAACGTGGAGACCCGCACGGCCAGCCACCTCATCAGCGCAGAGGCATGGGACAAGCTGGCAATGCCGGACATGCGTCCAGTCACCACCGGGGAGCTAGAGGGTGCCGTGGGTGCGTTCATTGTGATGCCGGGGAGCGTGTGCGCATCGGTGGTGGTGGCGTGGCGGGTGGCCGGTGACCCGCGCATCAGGGTGCGTGTCGCTAAGTCTGGTGAGGGTGTGGGGTGGGTGGCGCCGGCTGTGCTCGAGCTGCGTACCCAGGGAGTCAAGGCGTGGGCTGCGCCGGCTGCCGGACCCGCTGCAGAGGTGACCGATGAGCTGGGGTCACCCAGCTGGGTGCGCCGGCTGAACGGTGCCGAGTACGCCGCTGCGTGGGGTGGGCTGATGCGTCATCTAGCTGAGGACAGCCTCAGGCACGATGGGTCAGAGCCGTTGGCCATCGGTGCCGCTAACGTGGCCACCCGTCCGATGGGTGACAGCTCAGCCCCCAGCTTGCGCAACAGCGCCGGTGACGTGTCCGCGCTGGTGGCGCTGATGGTGGCCGCGTGGGGTGTTGACCACCGGCCACCCTCTGCACCGCTGCAGTACCGGACCTGACACGCGCGAGAATCTAGGGTGCTTGCCAACGGCCGGACTGTGGCCCTAGGTTGTGCCTCGTGCGTTCCCGTGGCCGTCACTCAGCCCCCACCCCCTCGAGGCGCCAACGGCCCACTATCGACCCGTGGGCTGTTGGTTTGTTTGAGGCCAAGCGCGTTGCTGAGCTTGAGGCTGCCAAGCGCGACACAGCGGTAGCACCGATGCAAACCGGCCTCGAGTCGCCATTCCCGCACGACAACGCGCTAAACGCTGTGGTGTGGGCTGACTTGACCGGTGAGGACTTCACCCAGCTGACCCGTGCTGGTGCCATGTCAATTCCGGCTGTGGCACGCCAACGGCATCTGCTGTGTGGCACGTTGGCCCGGTGCCCGCTATCGGTGCTGTCCGGTGCCGTACCGGTCACTGACCAGCCCAGGTGGGCCACCCGCACGGACCGTGCGCTGTCTCCCTATCATCGGATGCTGTGGACAGCTGATGACTTGCTGTTCAGCGGGTGGTCGCTGTGGCGCGCTGAGCGTGGGTTTGATGCCGGCACCGGTACGCCTGTCCTGTTGTGGGGTGACCGTATCCCCCTCGAGCGTTGGGAGGTGGACAGCCTCACCGGTTACATTCTCGTGGATGGTGAAACGGTCGATTCCCGGTCCGTCATCCTGATACCGGGACCCCACGAGGGAATCCTCAACTTTGGCGCCGGCGCGCTGCGCCGGATGCTTGACAACCTAGACGCTGCCGCCAACGCCGCACGCAACCCCAGCGCCTACCTAGAACTTCACTTCACTGGCGATGAGCCACTGACGGACACCGAAATCGATGACCTTATCGACCGGTGGGCCAAGGCGCGGCGTGGGCTGAACGGTGGTGTCTCGTTCACGGGTAAGAGCCTCGAGGTGAAAGAGCACGGCACCCACGAGGCGCACCTACTCATCGAGGGTAGGAACGCTGACGCTGTCGATGCGTCGCGGCTGATGTCCTCGCCGGCTGCCATGGCTGACGCCACGAATGCCGGCGCCTCGCTGACCTACGAGACCACAGCCGGCCGTAACGGACAGTTCATCGACTACGGTGTGGGGCTGTACATGGATGCGATCGCTGCGCGGCTGTCCATGGATGACGTAGTGCCCAGGGGCCAACGGACCGCTTTCGATGTCACCCAGCTGACAGTGACCAGCCCACTACCCACGGGAGCACCCACCGATGACTGACCGTGTGCTGTTCGCTGACCACTCACCTACCGAGCTGACCGCTGCCGCTGCGCCGGCCACCGTCGATGAGGACAGGAACGTGTCAGGTCTCATCCTGCCGTTTGGTCCCATCGGATACACAAGCGTTGGCCCGGTGCGTGTGCCCGATGCCACCCGTGTGCGCATCCCTGAGGACCTGTCACGGGTCAAACTCATGGACTACCATCAGACCCCCGCTGTGGCCATCGGATACTGCACGGCCGTGCGTCCCACCAGCGATGGGCTGCGCGCCAGCTTCCACGTGGCCTCTACGCCGCTGGGTGACGCTGCGCTGCTCGAGATTAGGGAGCGTGTGCGTGAGGGGCTGAGCGTAGAGCTGGGTGCCATCGACATCAGTGGCGATGAGCTGCTGGCCGGTGACCTACTCGGCTGCGCGCTGGTGCCCATCCCAGCGTGGGAGAACGCCCGATATGACGGCCTCGCAGCTGCGCGAGACGACAGCACCACCACCACCACAACGGAAGGCACAAGAATGACACCGGAACAGCGCGCGCGGCTCACCGAGCTGCTTGCCAAGAACGCCCGCACGGCAGAGGAAGAGGGAGAGCTGCTCGAGCTGACCCGCCTGCTGGCCACCAGCCCCGATGAGGCTGCACCGGAGGACGCGCCGGCACCCGAGCTGGCCGCTGCGCACGCCACGCCTGTGCCGGCTGCTGTGCCGGCCGGCACCCCAGGTGCGCCGGCACGCCGCAACACCCGCGACATCCGTGAGCTGTTCGCTGCACAGTCCCGTGTGCTCACCGGTAACAGCCGGCCTGAGCTTGAGGCTGCCCTCAGTGACATCACGAACACCGCCAACATCTGGGTGGGTGGCACCGAGTACGACGGTCAGCTCTGGTCCGGCCTCGAGTACGTGCGCCGGTACGTGCCTCTGCTGCAGGGTGGCCCCCTCAACAACTACAAGGGTGCCGGCTGGCGCTGGGTGACCAAGCCTGTCGTGGCTGACTACGCTGGCGACAAGGCTGCCGTTCCGAGCAACCTGCCTGAGACTGAGGCCACCGAGTGGACTGCGGCACGTCTGGCCGGCGCCCACGACATCGACCGGAAGTTCTATGACTTCGGTGACACCGAGTTCATCGCTGCGTACTACGCCGCGATGACCGAGTCATACGCTGTCCAGTCCGATGGCAAGGCACGTGCGTTCCTGCTGGCCATGGCTGCCGCGAACACCGCCATCACTGGCGCCACCACCATCTGGGGTGCTGCGATCCGTGCGGCCAACGCTGTCATGAACGCATCCAACGGTGTGCAGCCTGACTACTTCCTCGTCTCGCAGGCTGACATGATCGCGCTGGCTGACGACGCGGCCACGTCCCTGCCGGACGCCAACCTGCTCGAGGTGTTCGGTGTGGACCCCGCCAAGTTCCTGATGACCACCGGTGTGGCTGCCGGCACCGTCATCGGTGGCATCACCCAGGCTGCGCGCTGGCGCGAGCTGGGTTCCACCCCCATCAGGGTGGAGACCATCAACATCGTGAACGGCGGAATCGACGGTGGGGTGTTCGGTTACTACGCCACCGAGGCTGTCTTGGATGGTGGCGTGCAGCGCGCCACCTTTGCCTGACGGTGGGCGATAACGCTGAGCTGGTGGGACTCCCTACGGGGGGTCCCACCAGCGTGGCCCAGGTCAAGACGTGGCTTGACATCACTGACACTGACGACGACGACAGCCTCGAGCTGGTGGTGGCTGCCGTGAACTCTCAGGTTCGCACGTGGCGTTGCGCTCAGGATGCCGTGGGCCAGACGTCGTGGCCGGACAGGATCGCGCAGGGCACCCTGATGTTGGCGTCTCGTATCTACCGGCGCAAGAATTCACCGGCAGGTGTCGAGGCGTTCAGCACCGATGGCGCTGTCTACGTGTCGCGCAATGACCCCGATATTGCCTCGTTTCTGGGGATGGGTGTCCACCAGCCACCCACGGTGGGCTGACCCGTGGAGACCCTGACGTTTCAGCCGGTGTCCGATCTAGTTGGGTTGCTGCGTGGCGCTGACCTGCGTGCCGATGAGGACCCTGCCAAACTGAACCTGCCAGGGGCATGGGTCACCGTGGACACGATCCGGCCACTCACGGTGTCTGGGGAGCTGGAACTCGAGTGTTCGGTGTTCCTCATCGTGGGTGACAAGGACTACAAACGTGCCTACGTCAAGCTCGCTGCGCTGTACGCAAAGATGGCCACCGTGCTCGAGCCTGATGGCCCTGTGGTCCCCCAGGGTGTTGTCATGCCGGGCACCTCCACACCTCTGCCGGCGCTGCGTGTTCCGGTCAACCTCATCTGAAACAAGGGAGCAAATCGCATGACTGTACTGGTGGAGAAACTCGGACCGGGCACCCTGACGTTGGGCACCGGCCCACTCTCTGTGGCTCAACAGCTCACCAGCTGTAAGCTGGTGGCCGCTGAGGCTGTCGAGACGGAGGACGCGCTCGAGGTGGTTTCTGGGGAGCAGATTCCAGAGGAAACCACTGAGACCTACTCATGGACCCTGCAGGGGGAGTTTCTGCAGACGCTTGTGACTGCGGGCGTGGTGGCGTGGTCGTGGACGAACAAGGGCACAGAGCAAGCTTTCACCTTCGAGCCCAACGGTGGCGGGTCCTCGTTTGAGGGAACTCTCAAGCCTGTGCCGCTGCAGGTGGGTGGCGACGAGGCAAAGAAACGAATGCTTGCCTCGTTCACGTGGCGTGTCGTGGGTGACCCCACCCCCACGTGGGCCTGACGGCCGGCATTCAACTCATCGAGAAAGGGCACCACAGTGAACGCACCCAGCAAGCCAGCGGCCAAGGCCAAGGCTGAGGAATTCCCATTCGAGGCACCCACCGGCGCCAAGGGTTCTGGCCGGTTCGCTGTCTATGACAGGGTGCTCGGTCAGTACGTGACCGCGCCGGTGGCGGGGAAGGTGTCCGCGCCGGCCGGTGCACGGTACGCCGTAGTAGAAGTCTGACCGGTGACCAGCTTCGAGGCTGATTC